GGAAATCTTCGAAGACCTGCAGCCCTGAGGTAAACCATGATCCTTCAAGACTCTGTCACCGCTTCCAATGTGCGGCGGACGGCTGACGGCTACCTGGTGGCCGAGGCCAGGGTCGCTCGCACCGGCATTCAGGACTACCTGGGCACCGAGATCGACCCTGACAACGAGCACGGCCTGCGCGACAAGCCGATCGTCAAGGTGTACCGGCCGGAGAGCTCGGTATTCCACAAGGACGCCATGCAGTCCTACGCATACCGGCCCATGACCAATGGTCACCCGGGCGGCGAGGGCGTCAACGCCAAGAACTGGAAAGACCACGCCATCGGCCAGACCGGCGGCGAAGTCGTCCGCGATGGCGAGTTCGTCAAGGTGCCGCTGGTGCTGATGGACGCCAAGGCTATCGAGGACTACGAGGCCGGCAAGCGTGAGCTCTCCATGGGCTACGGCGCTGAAGTGGTGTTCCAGGACGGCAAGACCCCGGATGGCGAGCACTTCGACGTCTACCTCGGCCCCATGAAAATGAATCACCTGAGCCTGGAGCATCGCGCTCGGGGCGGCGAAAAGCTTCGCATCGGTGATAACGACCCCACACCCCCAAAAGGAGGCCATCACATGGCTGATTCCCTGCGCACGGTCATTGTTGATGGCCTGTCCGTTCAAACCACCGACCAGGGCGCCCAGGCGATCGACAAGCTGACCAAGCAGCTGGCCGACGCGGACGTCAACATCAAGACCCTGACCGACGCGCATGCCGTGGCCCTGGCGGCCAAGGATAACGAGCTGGCCAAGAAGGACGCCGAAATCGACGGACTGAAGGCCAAGCAACTGAGCGATGCTGACATTGACAAGCGCGTCCAGGCTCGTGCCGACCTGATCACCAAGGCCAAGTCCATCGCCGATGCCGACTACACCGGCAAGGGCGACGCCGAGATCCGCAAGGCCGTGGTCATCGCCAAGCTGGGCGACGCAGCCATCGCTGGCAAGACCGAGGCCTACATCGACGCTCGCTTCGATCTGCTGCTTGAAGACGCCGCGAAGAACCCGTCCGGCGACCCGTTCCGCCAGCACATGATCCAGCAGGACAGCAAGACCACCGGTGACGACGCCGAGAAGGCGCGCCTGCAGATGATCGCTGACATGCAAACCGCCCACCGCCCGGCCCAGGCCTAAGGAGAACCAGCAATGGCTACCTACCAAACCACTTACGGCAACGCCCCGGCCAAGGGCCTGGTTGGCCAGATTGCCAGCGAGGAGAAGTGCAACAAGATCTCCCGCACCGTCGAGAACGCTGAGGGCATCCGCTTTGGTGTGCCAGTCCAGCGCGGCGCTGGTGACCACGGCGTTGTGCCTTTCTCCGCCGGCACGTTCATTGGGTTCGCAGTGCTGAACCCGGCAGTGCCGCCCGTTGCCCAGGGCTCGCAGCTCGTTGACGGCTACCCGCAGTACTTCACCGGTGCCTTCATGACCATGGGCTGCATGAAGGTCCAGGCCGGCGGCGCTGTCGTGGACGGCGGCGAGGTGTTCTACAACCCGACCACCAACCGCTACGTCGCCGCTACCGGCGCTGGCATCGTCGGCCCGCTGCCTGATGTCGTGTTCGACACCTCCGGCGCGAACGGCGACATCGTCGAAATCTCCATGGGCCTGCGCCCAATCGCTTCCGCCTAAGGCCGAGGGAACTACCACATGAATCGCTTCGAAGACGCTCAGGCGGCGCTCCCGTTCGTTCTGGCCCAGGGCCGCAACATCGAGACCCGCGTCTACCAACGCCGCTACCCAGCCTTCAACTACGCCGCGCACGTGCCGGTCGTGACCGAAGGCCAGCCGTGGGCTATCGGCACCACCTTCTTCACCGTCGATACCGCCGGCGAGGCCAAGTTCCTCAGCGGCGCCGGTACCGACATGCCGTTCAACCAGGTAACCCGCGATCAGGCGTCGCATGACTTCGCCATGATCGGCTCCGGCTGGGAGTGGAACCTGGAAGAAATCAACCAGGCCGCTCTGTATGGCGTCAACCTGAACGACACCAAGGCCATGAGCGCTGCGGACAAGGTTGAACGCCTGCTGAACGACATCGCCATGCGCGGCTCGACCGAGAAGAACTGGACCGGTCTGCTGAACAGCACCATCGTTGCCCGCACCGATGCGGCCGCAACCGGCACCGGCAGTTCGACTTTCTGGGCGAGCAAGACCGTTGACCAGATCCTGGCCGACATCAACGGCGTCCTGAGCAGCGTGCGCACCAACACCGGTGAGGTGGAATGGGCGGACACCCTGCGCATGCCGCCAGACGCCTTCCGCGACTTGGCCACCCGCCGCATGGGGGCTGGTGACGGCTTCATGACCGTGCTGGAGTTCATCCGTCGCAACAACATTTACACCGCCGAGACCGGCCAGGCGCTGGATATCCAGCCGCTGCGCGAGGCCCGTAACGCCTCCCAGGACGGTGGTGGTCGTCTGGTTGCCTACCGCAAGGATCCCGAGGTGGTTCGCTTCCACCTGCCGATGCCTCGCCGCGTCCTGGCGCCGCGCCAGAAGTCCATCATGGGCTTCGAGACCGGCATTATCGCCCGCACTGGCGGTACCGAGATCCGCCTGCCAGGCGCCTTCGCGTACCTCGACGAAATCACCGCCCCGGCTGCCTGATAGGAGATCACCATGAAAGTGACCAACAACTCCAAGGCGCCGCAGGGTGTGCACACCGCCACTGGCGTGGTGTTCGTCGGCCCGGGCGAATCCCGCGAGGTAGAGCTGAGCGAGTCTGGCCACAAGCTGGCCTCCCGCCTGGACTTCCTGAAGGTCTCCGGCGCTGCGCCGAAGGCCGATGAAGGCGACAAGGAAGCGCTGTTCGCCAAGCTGAAGGCGCTGGGTGTCGAGGCTGGCAAGAACTCCAGCCTGAAAACCCTGCAAGAGCGCCTGATCGAGGCTGAAGCCAAGGCCAAGGAAGAAGCCATCGCCAAGCTCAAGGAAAAGGGCATCGATGTCGGCGACGACGTCACCCTGGAAGAGCTGCAGGCCGAACTGGCCAAGCACCCGTAATACACCCCGGGCGGTTCTCCGCCCACTTATTCGAGACATCCCGATGCCAGAATTTTACGGATCCGTCGCGGGCGCCGACGCCTACCACTCCGCCCGGGCGAACTCCGCCTGGACTGGCAGTGACGACGCGAAGCAGGCCGCGCTGATCCGGGCATCGGCCTACATCGACGGCAAGTACCAGCAGCAGAACAGCTGCGGGCGCTGGGAGTCGATGTTCTCCGGCGTGAAGACCGGTGGCCGGGCGCAGGAGCTGCAGTGGCCCCGCACCGGTGCAACGGACAACGAAGGCGCGGCCATTCCGCCTGACGAGGTGCCAGCGGAGATTGAGCGGGCCACCTACGAGGCGGCGCTGCGCGAACTGGTGAACCCTGGCAGCCTGAGCCCTGACTACGTGGCCGCCGAGGCCATAAAGCGGCAGAAGGTCGACGTGCTGGAGATCGAATACCAGGCCACGGCCACGACTGATGGCGGCGTCCCGACGCGCCCGGTGTTGACCGTAGTGGATGAGTTGGTGGCCCCGCTCCTGCGCAGTAACAGGCTGTGCGGTGTGGCGGTGTTTGTCGTATGAAGGCCTCCGAGGTAGAGGCCGAGATCGAGCGCCTTGAAATCGAGGTGCAGCAGGCCTACTTGGATCAGGTCGCGCAGACCGTGCGCTATGTGAGCATCAGCGAGCTTGAGCAGGCGGTCGAGGACAACGACGAAGACCGGATAGCCGAAATCCTGTCCCTCGGGCTATTCGCGCTGCTGGTCGAGCGCCTCCGCGCAGTGTATGCCCGGGGCGCAAGCAAGGAGTTGGTGGCGGTCATCATCCCTGGCGTGCGCCGGGAGATCGACATGGGTCACCCCGACGTTAGCTCGTTCCTGGCCAGCCAGGCCTCCGCACTGCGCGATCGGGCTGCCCGCGAGCAGGCTGAAGCTGTGCGGGTGGTACTGTCCATGGGGCGTGACCGGGGCGATACGGCGCGAACCGCTGCGCTGAACCTGGCAGGTCGGATGAGCAAGCAGACCGGGCGGCGCACCGGCGGCGTAGTGGGCCTGAATGGGCCGGCTGCCGAGGCATCCCAGCGAGCGCGCGACCAGCTGGCCAGTGGCGACCCCGCGCGCATGCGCGAGTACCTTACCCGGCTGCGTCGTGATCCAGCCTTTGACGCGGCAGTACGCGAGGCGATCGAGCAGAAGCGGCCGGTGCCGAAGGCGATCATCGACCGGGCGGCCTCAGCCTACGCCCAGCGCCTGCTTGGCACCTATGCCGAGGCCCTGGCCCAGACCAACACCTCCGAGGCCTACAACAAGGGCCGGGAGGAGGGCTGGAAGCAGCTCACAGCACGCAGCAATGGCATGTACACCTTCGCCAAGACCTGGCGCTCCATGCGGGACAACAAGGTCCGGCACACCCATGCAGCAATGAATGGGCAGGTGGTCATGGCCGATCAGCCATTCACCTCGCCGAGCGGCGCGATGCTGATGTTCCCGTGCGACACATCGCTGGGCGCACCGCTTAATGAGCGCATCCGCTGCCGCTGCGTCGTCGAATATTCACTCAGGAAGACCAGCCAGGCGGTGTGACATGCCGATCAAGAGCACCATGCAGTCGTCGTTCGGGCGCCTGTTCGATACAGCATTTGCTGAGGCGGTGCGCGACTTCACCGGCACCTACCCGGGCGAAGGCGTCTGGGATCCGGTAGAGGAGGTGACCACCGCCCAGCCGGTCATCTACACCGGCCGCGGCGTGCTGAGCCGCTACAAGAAGGACCAGGTCGACGGTATCAACATCCTGGCCACCGATGTGAGGCTGATTGCCCTGGTGAACGAAGTCACCGATCAGCCGGCGCCCGAGCACATCGTCACCGCGCCCGACCTCATCACCAGCCAGCCCAAGCAATACCGGGTTATGGAAGCCACCACCGACCCTGTTGGTGTGCACTACCAGATTCAACTGAGGGCAACCTGATGGCCGGATGGTCGCTGTCGCCATTGCTGTTCGCCGACCAGATCGAAGA